GGTAAACCATCCATATACATAGCGAGGGTTGACCTGAACATATCTCGGTTTTCTTCGGTGTCGGTGGTAAGTGTGCCTTGTAATCCTGGGTGGATGAAGTGCCAGTAGAGGTCAAGGGCGAGTGAGACGGTTGTGATTCCAAGTTGTCTACCTTTCAAAATAACAAAGAAATGAACATCATCTTGTAAACCTTTGGTAATCTCATCCATCACATAGGTTTGTGAGCCTAAAAGAGTACCCATCTTCTTGAGACCTTGTTCTTTTGTCTCAATCTTGAGCTGTGAACAGAAGTTATAAAACTGTTTTTGATTAAAGGCGGTCATGTATTCTTCTGGTGATCAAACTGTTCTGCTTCTTAAAATTCCCAATTGGCTACTTTGATGCGATTAACCTTATCTTTAGCACATTTTACTAAGTCATTGACTCTACCTTCAGAATAATTCTTCTTCCAAGTCTCAAATAAGGCAATCTTTTCAGCATCGGTGTGGCACTCTATGACTCTTTGCATCTCTATCTTAAAACAGATGCGAGACTCATACAACTGTTTAGACCATGCCTTTTCAATGTCTAAGGTCACTAGCATCATCTAGGTCATTAATAATGGCTTGCAAACGATCTAGCTCAATTTGCGCTGCTGACATTAACTTTGCACTCTCCGCATGAACACGCATTAACTCATGAAAGATTTGTTCCTTATCCATTGACCAAATATTCTGCATATACTTGCGCTTTGTGTCATCAGACACAGACTGTATTTGTTCAGCAAGAGATGTCATTCCGTTCGCCATACCCGTACCCCGTCATTTTCTTTTCTGGCAATAAACTTCATACCTAGTTGTTTACCCATCCGATAGTTGGAATTACAAATAACTTGTAAACTTGTGTCCTCAACAAAGAAACTATCACTAATCTCCATAACCTTATAGGGATAACTGTTCCTAACCCTTATTTTAGGTAACTCTCTATTCTTTTCTATTGCTAACATATTCACCTCCTACGCAAATAATAGCATAGTTCAGAAAACACAAATTTTCTTTGGGGGGGGAAGGGAATAGGTCACGCTCTCAACTAGACTCAAACCCAATTCAATTGCCAAATAATTGCACAAGGTTTAAAGAATCGCATCAACCCATAATTGTCCATAACCAGAAAATGATTATTGATTAGTAATAAGCCATGGTTGATTGTTACCCATTACCATCTAGTACAATAGAGAAATATACCCTTTTCTATAGAGCATAGATAAGAGACTATACACACTCTTATCTAACAATCATTCGAATAGACTATAGACATATTATCTATACCACTAGTATTTAAATTTATAGTTATCTACTATAGACGACTAGAAACAATATATATCTATGATCTATTTTAAGATAGTATAAACCTATCATTTAAAAATAACAATTAAAAAATACAATGAAAATAAATTAAAAATAGCTTGTGTTTATATATCTACTATCTATATAATCAATACATCATCTAAACAATGATACATTCGATAAACATATATAGGAGTTTAAATCTCACATGGAAAATAAAATTTATCAGGAAGTTACTGATCGTATTGTTGCTAACCTAGAAAAAGGTGTAATACCTTGGGTTAAACCTTGGCATACTGAAAATACCTTAGATAAGAATATCGTATCTCAAAACGAATACAACGGTATCAATCGTTTAATTCTAGGTATGAGTGGTTTTAATTCTAACGTTTGGGCTTCATTTAAACAATGGAATAGTTTAGGTGCAAACGTTAAAAAAGGTGAAAAGGGTACAGCTATCGTATTCTACAAACCCTTATCCTCTACTAAAGTAAATGAGCAAGGTGAAAATGAAAACTCATTCTATGCTTGTTTAAAAACCTATTACGTTTTCAATGCAGAGCAAATAGAGGGTATAGAGATTAAACCACGTGTAACCGTTGATAAACCTTTTCTTAATAACGAATTGATTGATCAATTAGTAGCGAATACAGGCGCAACAATCAAACATGGTGGCAATAGTGCTTATTACAGACCTAGTGAAGATTACATCAATATGCCAATCAAATCTGATTTTATCGAAGAATCAGGATACTATGCCACGTTGTTACATGAGCTAACTCATTGGACTGGTGCAAAACATAGATTAGATCGCACTAAGGGTAAAAGATTCGCTGATACAGCGTATGCCTTTGAAGAATTGATAGCAGAAATAGGTAGCGCATTCTTATGTGAAAAATACAGTGTAAAAGGTGACATTAGACATGAGGGTTACATTGCATCATGGTTAAAAGCATTAAAAGATGATAACAAAATGATTTTTAAAGCAAGCGCATATGCTCAAAAATCTACGGATTACATTGTAGCATTTAAAGCACTTGAAATGGTAGCTTAGTCTAATCTTATAAACCCTTATATATAGGGGTTTATAGGGCTTATTCTAAGCTATTACCTAACTAACATGAGGAGTATTTTAAATGAAATTATATGACAATGTAGAAATTAAAACAGTAGCAACGGATACGATTAAACAACCTAACTATGTAATTACTGATGGATCGAATACAGATTACATTGATGTAAATTACAACCGTAAAACATGGCAACGTATAAGCGATTACTTTTTTATCAATGAAATGGACTTTATAAAGATTGATAGCTTAATTTTCCCTAACGGTTCAAGAATGTAATTAAAAGGAGTTATAACCATGCAATATTGGATAACATACCATGATAGTAAATATGATCATACTCGTAGAGAATATGGGATAACTAACAATCCAATGGATATATTTAGAAAATATTACGAGATTCTACAGAATCATAAGGTTCTAAGTGTAGACATTGATAACCTAGAAAATAAGGAAATAGTATGAATACAATGCTAAGTTTTACAGAATATGGGTATCAGTTATTTTGTAATGATTCACCAGTATGCGATTACAAAAAAACCTTAGATGATATTGAATTAGTCTGTAAACAATTTAAATTGTCTATTCCTGATATTACATGGAATGGTATTAGATCGGAATGGGTAAAAACTAACACTATTGAGGGGACAGCATGAAAGACTACATTTATGGAACAATCTTTAGTATTGCCTTAGGGCTGATTCTAGCAACCATTTGGATATATTCTAAGGATTGGTATTAACTCATTAGAATTATCTATTAGGGACTGTTTAAACGGTCTCTAATGGACTAATTTTAGTCAAAACCTAACGAGGAGTATACAAAATGAGTTTATTACAAGAGATGGAAAGCAATGGGCTTGCTGATTGTGAGTTTAACCGTAAATTACCTTTAATTGATCTATTAGTTGAACACGATCTTGAATGTTTTTATAACCGTAGTTTTAAACAACAAGAGCAAGCGTTAGCCAATATGTTTTTTGAGAATTACAGAACATACGATCAAAAGGATTTAAGCGATCTTTATTTTGATCTAACAGGCAAGGAGTATAGCCATGAGTAATTGCACTTTAGTGGTAAGAGCATACAACCAGTTTGGTGAATGGATGGATGATATAGGATATTTTAAAACCAAAGAATCGGCAGAAATGTGCTTACTACAAGTAGAAGAGGGTGATTCAGGGGATGAAGACTCATGGAATTATCATATTGAAGACTATACAAAGGAGACAATTTAATCATGGAATATATTGTAAAAAAGACTGTTGAAGTTATCTATACCATTGAAGCTGATACTAAAGATGAAGCGATTAAGTTATCAATTCCAATGGAATGGGAAGAAGCTGATCAAGTATCAGTTTATGAGATTGAAGCCGAATCAATTGAAGAATATGAGGAGAGCATGAAATAAATTTTACATAACTTAACTTATATATTTGACAAGGGGGTTTACAACCCTCTTTTTTTTTGCTAGTATTCTTTTATTGCGAATTAGACAGCGCACATTTAAAGCCTCTTGATAGGTGTTTTGTTAGTTTAGGTAAGTAAGTCGTGAATTTACCTAAGCTACTGTCTAAACAAAACATCTTTTAAGAGGTTTTTTTATTGCCCTTTTCTATTCGTGATCATTGATTAAACCAATGTCAGAATTAGATATTGGGGGAGACGCTAATACTGCACCAGTCCTATTCAATGTAAGCAAACTGGGGGTTAGAGGGTGGAATATTGCAGAAAGAGGTGGCGAAGATAGTGCCTCTCCCTCGCAAGACTGTCGGTGCTGATACTTCGATGGGAAGATAACGCTGAAGGCTTACCCAATTCAGTTATGGGTAGGCTAGGTGTTTCCTCATCTCAGGGAAATAGACAGTATAAGGCTTTTACGATATAAATAGATATATATACACATAGGCGCATATGGAAAATTTAAGAATACCCTTACCTAGTAGTTTAGAACTGTGGACAAAATACAACTTGTTGGCTACTTTTTTTTATACAAGTAATCCGTTGTTGAAGTCCATGATTAATGGTGAGCTGTGGTATCGGAATGAACTATTAAGATTAGATGAGTATAAATACAACAGTTATCTTTAGAAATATATTGCAATACTTTAGATAATCGTTTAATCTTTATTCGTAGTTGCTGTTGATGTAAATTAAACCCTAACTATTAAAAGGAATATTATGAAATACAAACTCTGTATTGAGTGTAGACACTATGAGAAATATGGTGATCTTGATCTCTGTCATGCAAACCCTAAAGTCAATGTAGTTGATGGTTCACGCAAGTTAAGATACTGCGAGAATGAACGATCACACCTTACCGATTGTTGCACGATTGATGCTCTCTGGTTTGAGCCAACTAATGCACCATTACAACCTAATGGTCCTGATGATGATCTTGATTGCATACCATGGGGGATAGCTAAATGAAACTATCTGAACAAGCCCAACTGATTGATCAAGTATATCAATTAAAACTAATTATTAAATCACTTTCGGAGGTCTTATGAAATTTTGTAAAGATTGCCGACATTTAAAGCATGAAGAAAAAATTAATTTTGATCATGTTACATCTTTTAACTATAGTGTTCCTGTATGTAATTCAAACAATATTCTACCTGATCTAGTAACAGCAACAACACGCACAATTGACGCATATCTAGCTAGACAATCAGCAGACTATTGCACTATTAGCGGTAAATGGTTTGAACCAAGGGAGAATAAAAATGGCAAATGATCGTAATGATTTCGAACCTGAAATACGCAATAGTGCTTGGTGGGCTAGTGATACTAGGCGAGCTATCCAAGGTCATGCGGTAGAGACTATTCTCATTAAGCAAGGCAAGTTGCCTCCTCCTGATTTAAGTGGTATCGAGGCTGTGCAAATGGGTCATGTCATGCAACCTACTATTGGTAGACTAGCACAAGATAAACTGAAGAAGGAATTAAAAGATGCAGACTATTCACTTACTCATAGTAGCGAGTCTTGGTTTAAGTCTCATTTTGATTTTATTAGCTCTGATGGAAAGACCTTGGTTGAAGTTAAAAACTACAATGCGTCTACTAGACATAAGTTTGATCCTGATACTAATCGCATTCCTGCTGTCGATTACGCTCAGTTAGTCCATGAGAGCGCAGTCCACAGAATTAACCATGTAGTCCTAGCGGTTCTATTCGGTGGTCAAGAGTTTCATACATTCGAGTTTAATGTGACAGAGCAAGAGCAAACTGATCTCATTCAATCAATGGCTGTATTCTGGGGTCATGTTCAATCAAACACACAACCAGAGGCTAAGTCTATAGAGGATACCAAGTTACTCTTTCCTACCAGTATGGAAGGTGTTGTAATTGCGACAAGTGAGATGGAACGGGTTATCGGTGATCTGAAGTCTATTAAAGGCAAGATTAAAGAGTTAGAAGAAATACAGGAACAATGGGAGTTGGTATTGCGTAATTCTTTAGCAGACAAAGCAGAAATACGTAGCTTTGATGGCAATACCCTAGTTACATGGAAGTCATCTAAGGCAAGTATGCGGTTCTCTACAGATTTGTTTAAGAGTGCGATGCCTGACATCTATGAGAAGTTTATTGTTGAAAGTAGTGGTAGTAGACGTTTTTTAATTAAATAACCTAACTAAATTAAAGGAAATCAATATGAGTAATATTATTCCGTTTGCAGATATGGAGCAGATGGCAAAGGCTATGGTCGCATCCAAGCTCTTTGGTGTGAAGGATGTCAATGAAGTAATAGCATTAGGTTTAGTTGCACAAGCGGATGGGATGCCGTTTGCTAGTGCAGTACGAGACTATGACATTATTTTAGGTAGACCAGCTCTTAAATCTTCTGCTATGCAAGCAAGATTCCAAGCTGCTGGCGGTAAGATCGAGTGGCAAGTATATAGCGATATAGAGTGTACAGGCGTTTTTTCGCATCCAAACGGGGGTAGTCTCACCTTAACTTGGACAATTGATCAGGCACGCTCTATCGGGCTTGTAAAGCCTAATTCAGGATGGACTAAGTATCCTAGAGCCATGTTACGAGCAAGATGCCTCTCTGAAGGTATTAGGACTGTATTTCCAGGTTGTTTAGGCAATATGTATGCGCCTGAAGAAGTCCAAGATTTTGAGGAGAAACCTAGAGCAATGCGAGATATTACACCCATGACTACTACATACGCTGGTGTAGAGCCAGTCGCATTAGTAGATATGGTGGATGATGAAGTGGATGTCAATACGTTAAAACTCTATGTTCCTAATCAAGATGAGCCATACGCTAAGTATCTCAATATTAAGGATTGGCAGATGGGATTCCTAGATATGGCACGAAGGATTTATACAAGTCCTAAGTTCGATGAGGCAACAAGGATTGATAAGTACACAGCGTTAAAGGTGGCAAATAAGGAGTACATGGACACTTGGGACTCAATGCAGACTGCGGAGTTACTTGGTGGATTAAATAGACTGAATAAGGAGTTAAATAATGGCTAGTGGACATATTGCACAGGCAGGAAAAGGGGTTCTCATGCAGAACACAAAGAAAACTAGCGATAAGTCGCCTGATTGGAAGGGTACTCTCATGCTCTCAGAGGACTATAAAGCTGGTCAAACAGTTAAGATTGCTGGTTGGACTAAGGCTACACCCATGGGAAGTCTGATTAGTCTTTCTGAGGACAACTGGAAACCTAATCCTGATTCAAACTATCCAAAAGAATTACCACGTAAGACTAGTGATCAGGATGTTCCCTTTTGATAACTTTGTACTTACCTTATCCACCAAGCATCAATAATTACTGGATTGCAAGTGGACACAGACGCTTTATAAGCCAACGGGGTCGTGATTTTAAGGCTGCTGTGTTTACTTACGTGATTGACAACAAAACACCTAATTTGGGGTCAATACCAGTAAATATTGACAGTA